ATATATCAGAGTAGAAATTATCTGCGTCAAGTCCGCTATCAGGAGTATTGTCGGTATAGGTAGTTGTAGTATTATCTGACAGGGTGGTAAGCAGTTTATAGGTAGAGCCGTCTTTTACAGTCCTGTATAGTTTACGCTGTGTTACTCTGCTACCGCCTGTAGGGATAGCCGTAAGGTCTATTTTTTTGCTTGCTCCAATAGTTACCGAACTGTCTGCACTGCAAGAATTACTTTCTCCGTCTGCATAATAATAAGTAACTTTATATTTGTATGTCCCAGCTTCAAGTACCCCTGCTGCCCCTTCTGCCGCTGTAAGGTTAGAAGCAGGTATTACATATCCTATATCCCAAACATCAGAGCCGTCATAAATTTGTATCGGGTCCGTGCCATTACCCATAAAGTAATGGTTCATATACTGGTGCATATCAAAGAATAGCCCGTCGCCAGTAAGCCCTGTTTTTATATCAGATATTGTTATAGAGCCGCTTGCCCTTTTGCCGATACTTGTTCCTGCTGTAACAATTTGCTCTGCTGTAGCCCCAGTCTTGTAATATCCGCCAGTTGATTTTATCGGGTCTGTCCCCCACAGGCTATTATTTAATCTCTCTCGCCCGTTTCTTATAGTCAGTGCGCCTCTTTTATCATAATTAAAATTGCTTACACTTGATAGCTCGTCTTCTCTGATTTTGCTGTCTATATCACGAGTGTTCAGCCCACCTGAAAAATCAAGTAAGGTCTGAACAAATGTCATACTTTTTTCATCTATCATTAAAGCCATTTTAAATTCCCTCTGGTACTAATATATCTGGTTTATAAATGAGTACATACTGCTCTTAATATCAATGTTGCTGCATCGTTACGATTATTAATATAGTCAACATCAACCGTAGTTGTTATAGTATTGATATAATAAGTTGTTTTACTTACAAGATTTACAATATTAAATCTGCTGCATTGCATACAATTTGTTTGATATCCAGAGCTAAAATGTGTGAATTTTGCATTACTTTCTGAATTATTTGCTGTAGATAATGTATTTTTAATATCTATACCAGCAGCAGACTTGTATCCCATTGAACTAACATAATACCCTAAACTCCATACACCTATAGGAACAGATATTGATAAACTGCCTAAGTTATACCAGGTATTTTGCGTAGGACTCGCTTGTTCTCTTTTAGTAGTATCTGTTACTTCTACTGTCCATTTATCAGGGTCAAGTGGAAAGCCAAGTGGTGCTTTCATTGTGCTGTAATAAGGACTTGTGATTGCAGCATCAGCTAAATCATAATCAGTTCCACCATATATTGTTACTGTGGTATTAGGACTTGAATAAGCTACCTTGGTAATTATAAAATATTTAGCTGTAGTTTGAGTTAGCTTTAGTTTCATACCAGCAGAATATTTGCCTGTTACATCTCCAGCTATTGTAAATGTATATGTAGGGTCATCAGCAGAAGCATAAGTCCAAGTTTCACCTGCTGGAAACCAACCGCCTGCAATGTCAGGCACTAAATCGTAACCATCTACTTTATCAGCATTTAGTTGCCCCTCTGTAGAACCGCCTAAAAAACCTACATTTAGCTGGCTTTCGGTGCTACCGCCCAAATATTGCGCATTGAGATTAGTTACCATATTTACCGATGTATCCTGTGAAGGTAAGTTCCTTAATTTGTACTCAACAGTAGTGGTAAGCGTAGAACCTGATATACCTATCTTCTTTTGAGCTGCTATAATTTCAAGCCTCATTCTATTATGTCCAGCAGCAGCAATTACAAGTTTTACGGAAGCGCTGTTATCATGCGATACTGCTGTCCCAGCATATCCTCTCGAGCAGCCTGTGAACGTTGTCGCAGTAAGCCCGCTATAATATATTGTCTCATTGTCTATTGAAATAAAACCCTCGCTTGGGAAGCCAGTAGTAGCAGCAACAGTAATGGTAGTATTTGAATTATCCAAATCTGCCGTAAGGGTGGTAGATTTTCTCGCTACTGCTTCATATAATTGTGTAGTTATCGCACTGGGGTATTGAGCTGCCTCTGCCATAATAAATCACTCCTTTTAGTAATATCCAGGATAATTATCTGGCAGCTGTACCATTGGTTTTCTTTTTGCAAGTATCTCGTCTGCCATAATATTATCTGTATCTTTTTGTATTTTTTTATCGTGCTTTATAAAAGTTATAAGAAGGTTGGCAAATCTCTTTTCTTCCTTTACAGCCTTGCCAGCCATATCGTGGGCGTCAAATACAATCTCATTTAGCTTGTAAACAAAAAGCATATGCCACTTTGAAGGTATTTCACTCTCAAGCGAAGCCCCGTTACAGGTTGGCAGAAATTTATCATATCCGTAATAAACTCTTTTCCTTGTAGTCTGTATCGGTGTAAATCTTATTTGCGCAAGACCGCTGCTATTTTGTCCTGAAAGTATGTATCCCCTTATCTCACCACTTGCTTCAAATTCATCTGGAAGCACTTTTGCAAAGGGAAGTGCAGCCTCAACTACAACAGGCCTCGGAGTGTTGAGCTGTTTAACCCAATTCATATTGCCAAAATCGCTTTCAAGCGGGTAGTATATCGTATAGATTACATAAGTCTGTGCCGTAGCCGTAGCCCCGATATATGCTTTCTTCAGTGTTCTTTCAGTACCGCTTACGAATGCGTCTATCTCGTAGTAGTCATCACCGCCTGCTACCTTTATGACCCTTCCTACCATATCCGATGTCCAAGTAGTGTCAGTCCCTGTAATAGTTGTACTGTCTTGTGTAACATCACAAGTACCGGTGCTATAGCTCACAGTTGTATTTATGGCCGACCTTCCTTTTAGGAACGAAAAAACATAGCCATAAACGTTTCTGCATATATGCAAGTCCTGAACCTCGTCAATATGGTTTTCGCATATATCTTCAACAAGTGTCGTGTCTATTCTTGTATCCTTTTTAACCTTTGCGATTATTTCAGTTAAATTCATAATCCTTCCCCAGTCATTAAAAACTTAGTGTCCATTTTAAATAACTCGTCTACTGTCTTTTTGCCCCATTTTTTAACCAGTATTTTCCTTGTCGCTTTATCCTGCTTGCCGACATCATCAAAAACTTTACCCAAACTTGCCGTCCCCTCGTGCTTTATAAATACATCTCTGCATATTTTTAATTTGTATCCAGCCTTCCTTAGGCTTATTGAGTAGTCAAGGTCATCGTTTCCGCCAATTCCAAATCTCTCATCAAGAAGCCCCGCCTTGTCTATCGCTTCCCTCTTTAGGAGCATACAAAAACCAATTAAAAATTTAGTAAAATGCTCTGCTACTTTTATAGTGTTATTTGCCCCTATATGCTGTATGCCCATAACATAATCAGATGTAGGCCCAACAGCTCCGATATCTTCTGTCATAGCTACCGTAGTCAGCCTTGCAAGCCAGCCATTTGCTCCTTGCGGTATTTCAATATCATTATTAAGCAGCAAAACATAAGGCGCTGTAGATAATTTAATCCCCTGATTTATAGATTTAATCCAGCCAATATTTTGCTTGTTAATTTCCAAAATTATATTTTTTCGCTTCTTAGAAATACGCTTTACATATTTCGTTATCTGCCTGTCTGCTCCGTCATTTATTACAATTAGTTTCCAGTCAACGTCGGAGGTATTATTTATAATGCTTTCTATTGCAGTTTTTGTAAGTTCAAAGTTATGGTAGCAGGGCATTATAATGTCTACTTTTCTTATAAACTTTTTGCTATTTTCCTCATCGGCTGCCCTCTTCTGCTTAACAAATAGTTTCGCAGCCCCTTCGTTTTTTTTGTAAGTTCCTTCAAATACCACTTCGGCGTCCCCAATATGCCCTATAGGCAAAGTAGTATCACAATAAATTTTAAATCCTGAATTTATGGCAAGGTTACAGAAATATAAGTCCTCGCCAAAAGTATCCCCCATAACAAAATATGGTGGCTTTAGTTTTTTAAATACTTCAATTTTTGTAAGCACGCACCCAAAGCCCACACCATCACACCTGACAAGCCCCTTAGGATAATCCATTATGTTGTCAAATGTAGTGTAACGTCCTTCTGCCCTGATATTTCTCTTGAAAAGTAGTGGCAGATAAGGCGCCCTTCTAACAAAAAACAGCGGTGCTACGATATCTTTCTTCCTCTTTAACAGCCTTGTAAATAGCTTGCTCCCGGGCGGGATAACCATATCGTCATCAAGCCACAGGATATAATCCATATTATTGTTTAGCGCCCAATCAACAGCCTGATTTCTTGCATTATGGGTGTGCATACGCTTGCCTATGCGAAGAAAGAATTTGTATCCCTTGTTGTCCTTGCAGTCAATCATCAGTTCCGCAATGCTCTCCACTGACTGACTGTCAATTAACCCAAGATAAGACGGTATAAATATTAGTACCCTCTTATCAGGTATCTTGCGATTACTTTTAGCTTTACTGCTGGTGTTACTTCTATAAGTGGTAATATCCGATTTCCCCCGCACTTTAGACAATTTGTTACTCCTTTCCTAAACTCTAAATTTGTTCTAAGGCAGTGACAATTTTTACAGAGATAGCACTCCACCACTGTCTTGTCGTTTTTACTGAAAAGTTTAAACCTGCTAAAAAATTCTTTTATCATATTCAATTAACCTCCTTAAAAAAAATAGAGGGGAATTTCACCCCTCTAAAGTTTTTTACAGCGCCCTTACAAATGCTCTGTAAG